AACAAGATAGGAGACGATAAACAATCTATTGGAGTAATTGCTCAAGAAATTGAAAAGGTACTACCGCAAGTTGTTCAAGAAGATGGCGAAGGTATGAAATCTGTAGCCTACGGAAACATAGTTGGTGTGTTAATAGAAGCAATTAAAGAGCAACAACAACAAATAGACGAACTTAAAAAGAGATTAGATGGCGTTACCAACTAGCGGACCGTTAAGTGTTGGAGATATTTATTATGAGATAAATGGCAACACGCCTCAAGGAGATGGCGTGCCTGCCTCCTTGTCTAATATGGCTTATAGTGCTGGATTTACACCACCACAAGCAATTTCCGACTTTTACGGGTATTCATCTTATGCGCCTATATATGCTAACGTATTTGGCGGTACTATTCAATATAGTAACGAGGGTACTAGAAGCTATGAAATAAGTTGTTATAACAGACAAACGGGTGAGCCTAGTTGGAGTTTTGGAAGCACTTGGTCAGCAACAGGAACTTATACTAGCGTATCTCCTACTACTTGGCAAGACTACGATACTTCAACGCCTAGTTCTTTTGTTGTTAATGACGATGGTCAAAACTACATTTACATTTATAGAACAATACCAGCCTTTAATGCGGCTACTATAACGGTAAACCTACAAAGACCCGCAAGTTTTCCAACAGGAAACTTTACTGCGGTATCATACCAGGCTTTTAATGGAACTGTTACTTCATATACTGTAACCTCTACAAACATACAATTAACATTAACCACTAGCGGTGGTTCTTTAACTAACCATTGGGTTAAAATATATTTCACTCTTTAATAAATAGATAAAAATGAATACTTACAAAATGAGAATTGTAGCAATGGATTGCTACGTTGATTACGATGGTTTAAAAGATTCAATTCAAAATGTACATTGGGTTTATGAAGCCACAGACGGAACTAACACTACTAGCAGTATTGGTGTTGAAACTTTAGAAGCGCCTAGCGAGGAAGAATTTACTCCTTTTGACGAACTAAGCGAAGATGACGTAGTAGCTTGGTTAGAGGCTAAGATGGATTTAGATAGCTTAAAAGCTAATTTAGATGACCAATTAGACAAGATTGCAAACCCTGTGATTATTACTAAAAGATTTAGTGCGCAAATAGACGAAACAATGAATAAATTATTACTTTTGTAAAAATATTTTAATTATGAGTAAACTAGAGGAAAAAGAATTAGAAACTTTAAAAAAGCAAGAGCAAACAAAAGCCGCTGCTTTTCACGACTTAGGTATTTTGGAAGCCCAAAAGCACGAAATACTACATTATTTAGCTTCGATTAACCAAGAGCAAAACGAAACTAAAAAAGAGTTAGAGGAAAAATACGGTAAAATAAATATAGATTTAAAAGACGGTTCTTACGAGCAAGTTGTTGAAGAAGTTGTTGAAGATTAGCGAATGGCTTTATTAAACTCATCTAACTTTTTATTATATAATGGCGAAACGCCGTTAGGTCATAGTAAAAGCACTACGTTTAATTTAAGTCAAGATTTGCTTGACACTACAAATAAAGATAGTGAAGGTTGGAGTGAATTTATTGCCGGAGTTAGAAGTGGTAAACTAAAGACGGAGGGTTTAACGGATTATAGCAATGCGTTAAATTATGAGCAATTAGTTGATTTACTAATAACAAGGGCGCCATTAACTATTTACTTTAAAGATTTTGTAAATAATAAGCATATAATAAGCGGAACCGGATATATTGAAGCGGTTAGTGAAAAAGCCGAAACAAATAATTCGGTTTCATTTGATTTGGATATTCAATTGACTTCATTAATAGGTGTTACTAACCAAAGAGTTTGGAATACTATATTTGAATATTGGAATACCATAGCCACCGCTTGGAATAACGTATAATTATTTATTTGTATCTTTGAAAAAACTTTAAATTAAAATTATAAATATATGGCTACTCAAGGCGTATTTAACGGAACCGACTTACTAATCAAAGTGATTGGAAGCGGCGGTACTTTAGCAACTATTGGACACACAACAAGCTGCTCAATTTCTTTTTCTCAAGACTTGCCAGATGCTACAACTAAGGATAGCGCGGGTTGGAATGAAGTTATTGCGGGAGCAAGAGGTGGTTCAATTTCTTTTGATGGATTGGTTGCTTATGACGATGCCGCTAACTCGGTAGAAATTGCTGATTACATTATCAATAGAACTAAAGTTGATTTTAGCTTTGGAACCGCGGCAAGTGGGGACACTATTTACACCGGTTCTGGTTTTATTGATAGCTTAGAAGTTTCCGCTGATGCTGAAAGCCCTGTTTCTTATAGTGGTTCTATTACCATTACAGGTGCTATTGCTTCTAGTGTAAACGCATAACAATAACAAATAAACGTAGGTAGGGCAATTATGCCCTATTTGCGCTTATATTTAATTTAAACATAATGGCAACAAGGAAAAGAGGCTACTACACTTTAAAGCTAGGTGGTAAAAATAGAAATATGCACTTTTCTATGAACTTCTGGGCTAATTTTACAGAAATTTTAGGAATATCTTTAGAGGATATTGGGCAAGTTTTTAATAATGGAATGAGCATTTCCAAAATTAGAACCCTTATATATTCCGGTTTATTGGCTTACGACCAAGAGGAGGGCAATCAAATAGATTATAACGAGTTTCAAGTTGGCGCTTGGTTAGAGGATATGCCGGCCGAAAAATTAGAGGATATTATTAACGCTATGTTAGAGTCTCGTATTTTAGGCAACGACCTTAATATGGGTATTCAACGTAAAGTAAAACGTACTACAAAAGCCGAGGGAAAGTAAATAGCCAACTAAATTGGGATTCTTTATTGGATTACTACATTGGGCAAGTTGGCATAAAACCAAACGAGTTTTGGTCTAACACTTGGAAGGAAAATCAACTACTAGGCGAATCGCATAATATTAAATTGAATATTCAATGGGAGCAAACGCGATATTTGGCTTCTATGATTATCAATGTTAATGTATCTAAGAAGGCTAATATGGTTTCGCCGGAACAACTATTTCCATTACCACAAGATTGCTATTTAGAAAAAGGCAAACCAAAATCTACTAAAGACCAATACGAAGCATTTAAGAAAAAGGTCGAATCTATGGCGCCCAAAAGTTAAAGGTTTATTTTTTTGTATTTTTGGAGTAAATTATAAAGTATGCCGGAAAGTATTTTAAAGGTTGTTCTACAAGGGGACGCCACCAAACTCAATGCTTCACTAAAAACCGCAAGTTCAAGGCTAGAATCTTTTGGAAAAAAGGTTCAAGGTATTGGTAAATCAATGAGCATTTACGTTACCGCTCCAATTACTTTGGCGGGTGGTGCGGCTATTAAATTTGCTTCCGATTTTGAAGAAAGTTTAAATAAAGTAGACGTAGCATTTAAAAACTCTAGCGGCGGCGTAAGAGATTTTGCAAAAACTACTTTAGAAAGTTTTGGTATTGCCGAGGGTACGGCTTTGGATATGGCCGCATTGTTTGGCGATATGAGTACTTCAATGGGTTTAAGTACTAACGAAGCTGCAAATTTATCTACTTCATTGGTTGGTTTAGCGGGCGATTTATCTTCGTTTAAGAATATGAATATTGAGGAGGTTACGACCGCCTTAAATGGAGTATTTACCGGGGAAACGGAAAGTTTAAAGCGTCTTGGTATTGTAATGACCGAAGTAAACCTACAACAATTTGCTTTAGAACAAGGAATTAAAAGGAATATAAAAGATTTTACCCAAGCCGAAAAAGTACAATTACGTTATAACTATGTAATGTCTAAAACGGCAAACGCTCAAGGGGATTTTGCACGAACAAGCGACGGTGCGGCAAACCAAATGCGTATTTTTCAAGAAACATTAAAAGAATTAGGCGTTTCATTTGGAGAGGTTATTTTGCCTTTATTTACAAAAATTGTAAAAAAATTAAATGAATTACTTAAAAAATTTAGAGAACTAAGCCCTGGTACTAAAGAGTTTATTATTGTAATTTCNGGAATAGCAGCGGNAATAGGCCCCGCACTAATTGCTATTGGTTCAATGTCTACTGCGGTTNNTATTTTAACTGCGTCAATTACCGCATTAAATTTAGCGGCTGCCGGAATAGTTATTTTAGCAACGGCCTTTGTCTACGCTGCTAATCAAATAGCGCCTACTTTAACAACTTGGGAACAATTAAAAACCGCTATAAGCGGTGTAGCTACGCCAATGTCTATTGCGGGTAGGTTAGCAATTGCAGAAGCTAAAAAAATAGGCAAAGCGGCTATTATAGCCGAAACGGCTATGCGTGGACTTAACAC